CGCTGCACAAACAGGAGTAGCATTACTTACCGTAGAAGGAACCAGCTTACTAGAACTTAATTGGGAACAGTTTTGGTCAGCTATAGCATTGGCTGCGATAGTTTCTGTAATGACTTCGTTAGGATCATCGAAGACCGGGGATACGTCTTCAGCAAGTTTACTTAAGTAGGAGAGTACAATGTCAGACACAATGGAAAGAGTCGAGAACGCTTTAAGAAATAAAGCGATAGCTATCGACACTGAAAAACATGGTAGAGTGGAAGCAGTATTTGATTGGTCCTCAGTAATTACTTTGGTACTGCCGGTACTGATGGAAATGCTGATGAACTGTTTTAACGACAGTTCCAAAGAAGCACTAGAACAGCGGTTAGTTAAACCCACGTGGTGGGATAAGTTCTGGATCGAACGTATTACCCGTAAGGCAGTACGAAACCAGAAAGACAACCTACACATGGGAACTAAGCAACAATCCCAAGTGTCAAACATACTCAGCGAAGCGGTAATGTCCGAAGCTAAAGAGGATGAGGCTTTAGTGGGTATGCTTCTAGGTGAAGTTGACGATAACAATATTCCCGGTTTTAATGATTGGATTTAAGTAATGAGAAAAGCAATCTTTGGGATGTGGTTGCTGTTAGTAATTTTGGTTACGAGTAACGCAACAGCACAGGAAGAACCTACAACAGTTCCCCTATTAAAAACTGAAAAAGCTATCATCTTTAACGGTGGAGAAGGCGTAGGTTATTACATACTATTCCTAGAAGAAGGAACAGGAACAGTGTTGGTAGTGCGTTGTGATAGCTTAGTTACGGGTACTGGTACACCTAACCCTAAGCCCCCTACAGACACACCACCAGAAGAACCCGAACCAAAACCGGAACCCAAATCCAAGTACGGTTTGAAAGAGCAAGTTGCTGGATGGTTCAACAACGTACAAGGAAGCACTAAAAAAGAGGAAGCAGTCAAGTTATCAATGGCTTTCTTCACTACAGTTGCGGGCATTGTTAATGGAGATTTCGGTACAGAACCAGTGCTAGCTAAAGTAGGTGCTTCCCTTAATAAGCTGAACCAAAAAGCAGTACCCGATGCTGGACGTAGAACAGCCTGGAGAAAACCTTTCTTTGAAGACGGGTTTGGTAAAGCTATTAACGAACTAGTCACTAGTGGAAAGATTAAAACACAGCAAGAATATGCCGAAGCATTCCAAGAGATTTATATTGGTTTAGCGGAGGTGAAGTAATGGTAATGGGTAAGAAAGCTGCAAAGCTGCTAAAGCTTCTCAAAGCAACCGGGCATTATGATAACCCGTTTGGTAAGGACGTAACACCAGACGTATCAGAGGAAGACAAAGTAGCTAGAGCGGTTGCGTCTTATCAATCAATGTACGCTAGCGAATTGGCTCCATTGATTGCTAAACAATATCCAGAACGATCATCAGCCGAAGTAAAGATAGATGGAGTAATCGGTCCGGCATTACTTAAACTAGCCAAGCGTCCTAGATGTGAGTGTAAAGACTATGATCCTGTAAACGATGTTCAAGCAGCCCAAGGATCGGGCAACTGGCGGGGGTGTCATGGTGTCGGAGACTTTCATCATGCCAAAGTAAAACTACTGAACAGCCCGCCTAACCATCTTGAACCAGTGTTTGACAAAGTGTGGAATAACGTAGTTCAAGCTTACGGAAATATGGGACTTAAACTTTCATTAACTACATCCACACCAAACATCACAGTTGAATTTGTACGCCCTACCGGTAGCTGGATTGGTTTAGCTATTGTCGGGCACGGTAAAGGTTGTGGATCAACGATATGGGCTAGGTTTGATAAAAACTACAGACCTGCTAATACGGAAAGGGAATGGGCTACCTTAATGCTACATGAATTTGGTCACAACTGTGGACTAAGTCATTCACGCGGAGGCATTATGAATAGCTACTTAGTGAAAGGATTAAAGCCTACCTGGAAAGGTGATCCGTCAGAGCGGTTGCTTAAACAAAGATTCGGAGGTAAGCCTATCAACAGTACGCCAGAACCGCCAAAACCAGAACCACCAACTACCCCGCCTACACCGGGTACAGAACTAACTAGGTTCCAACATGCTGGAGAAACCTTAGCGGTATCATTGGTTAAGAAACATACAGGAGTAGACTTTATATGAAACGCAAACTGTTGGGGGCCGCATTGATACTGTTGTTCCTTAACACAGTTTGCCTAGCCCTAGATTGGATTGGGGGTGATCAAACATCTATTGTTTGGATCGGTGAGCCACAACCAACACAAAGGAGCCAACGTGAAATTCCTACTGATAGAAATCGTATCCTACTGTTTCTCACAGACAATTGTCCCCCTTGTACTATCCTATATAACAAACTGAGTGTTAAGAATGGACCGTTTGATAAACTTCGTTTAACTGGTTGGGACATAGGTCAAACACGCAGTGACGATATTCAAATTGTGTACGCTGCTTACAGCCAGTTAGACGAACGCTATAACATCGGTAATTTTCCCGCACTAGTAAAGATAGAAGATGGGAGGGTAGTAAGACGGCTACTCCAAGATTGCGGTACTGTAATAGATCAGTGGGCTATAGGTTGGCTACACAAGGGCGTGCAAGAGCAGCCACCAGCACGCGAGCCACCAAGAGTAGCTACAACCGGTCATTACCCTATCCACGGTCAGCGGTGGAATTTCGAGGGTTCGTGGTCCCCAACGAAATCTTTTATGATCAAGCATTTATTAAGTGGTTCTGCACACCGGGGAAAGTTTCACAACTGGAATTTGCAAAGCTGGTCCAAAGCAGAGCTATGGAGTTTGCATGATGACGACCATGAAGGAAGAGTAAAGAGACGAACACGTAAAACAGCAAGCGTTAAAAAGTCGGCAGTGTACTGTCCAACGTGACCATAACGGGCCATTCCTCAGTTGGGGAAGTTTATGAGTGGAGTAATAATAATGACAATGGCTATATTAAATTCTGGTCCTACATTAGGGCACGACTATACACCAGACTTCGGAGCAGCCCCTACGGTTCACAGTATCGCTAACGGGGATTGGTATGACCCAAGCACTTGGGATACGGGCGTTGTTCCTACGGTTGAAGACGTTGTTAAGATCGGCCATATAGTAAGCTGCATTGATCAAGGTACAGCCACCACATCATTCACCAAAGCCCACACAATAGCAGTAGCGGGGGAACTAGTAATTGAAGGAAACGTATCCTTCACTAACTTGTTAATCTATGAACTTGGAGAATGTGAAATACTGCCCGGTTCAATTCTCTCTATACGAGATACGCCGATTGATTTAACCACTGATCCTAAGCAATGGGGAACAGGGGTTGTAATCTTTGGTAAGCTATCAGCCAACGGAACACCAAAAACGCACGCAGTAAAAGCCGCTGACCACATCTACACAGGTGCAACAGCTATTACACTCAGTTCTTCCCCAGAAAATTGGCTGGTGGGAGACCGGGTGTTAATACCTGATACAGAACAACAAGTCTCTAAACGGAATATACATACTGCTGGACGACATAATGAAATCAGAACCATTACAGAAGTTAGCGGTAACACAGTTCAGCTAGACTCTCCGTTAGAGTACGACCATCCGGGCATGGTTGCTAACAAAGTTTGCACACCGGATTACTGCATGGTTAGTAACTTAACCCGCGACATCGTCATCCGTAGCCAAAACTCTCTAGGCATTAGAGGGCATTTAGCTTGGACCGATCATGGCTATGTAGATTTGTCCTATGTATCTATTCAGGGTATGGGTAGAACCAAGAACGATATTCATAATGACGAAACCGTCATACGTGATGGGGAACCAGCCTACCAAAGTGATAATCAACGAGGTAGATACCCGCTACACGCACATCATGCAGTAGGTCCAGAAGGCGGTAGGGAAGATTCTGAATACCAGTCTAATATTTTAGGCTGTGTGGTTGAAGGTTCACCAGGATGGGGAATAACTATTCATGGTAGCCACTACAACAACATCAAAAGCACAGTTGTCTATGATGCTGTTGGATCGGGTATCATGGAAGAGGACGGTAGTGAGGTACACAACCACTATGAAGATTGCGTAATTGTTGGTATTCAAGGTATCAAGAAAGGACTTCTGGGGAGAAAGCGAATTACTCTACCATCTGGCGAAGTGATTATTTCTAGAACGTCAGGAACTAACGGTTCTGGTCTATGGTTTACCCGCCAAGGTTCCACAGCATTAAACCTTAGCTGCTACGCTTGTGATGGATACGTTTTATATCTTAGTGGCTACGGTACTGGTGCAGAAAATCTGTTAGTCAAACTTAACAAAGGTTCCCACAGCAGAACCAAGATTACTCGCCAGTCAATTACATCCTTAGGTCACAAGATAGAAGGCATCTATGGAGCCAACTGCCGGGGGTTCATGTACTACGCTTGGAGCCAAGGTACAAAACATGTACTCTTTGACGATGTGACTATTAAGGATGTTAAGGTTTGGCACACATTCGATAACCGGGGCTGCTTGCGTGCGTACCACGACACTGGACTACGTTTAGTGAACGCTTACTTTGTTAATGATTGGGAAATCACTAAGCAAGCACATAGGTCAAGAACGATTGGCGTTGATGCTGGCACAGCTTACGATCTTAACCGGTCAATGTTTGAAAACGTAAACATCAGTGGCTTCCACATAGGCATTGTTCCACCGACTAAGGGCAATAAAGCTTTGCCCTATGAAGGAATAATGGTTAGCGATGGTGCTATCGATTGCATTTGGAACATAGACTTTAGAAGTGCTAGGAATGACCTAACCGGAGATTGCCTAATTGACAACGTAACTATGCTGGCTAGCTTCAATGAGGAAGGTGTTCCCAATGAAGACATTAGAATGTCTTTCGACTGGAGCAAGAACGGCAAACAGCTTGAAGAATCCTTGCTCTACGTTAACGGTGTTCGCATTTACTTCGATGAACAAAACCCCGACTACATAATACCCATTTACAAACGTAAGACCGGACAAACCTTGATTAAACTTGACGGTGTGTATACAGACGTAGCTGGAATGACGACTTACGAAGTGTTTGAGGAATACGGAGAAACCATTGGCGGTAGCTTTTACCCGGAGAATAACTAATGCCGCAAACACCAGCAGAGATAAATCAGCACCTCGCCAAGATGTTGAGATACGGACTCAATAACCTCGTTGGCCCCCGGTCTGTGTGGGCTAGGCGGCTGATGCGTTGGGGTAAGGAATACGTGCAGAACGGCACAGGCGGTACAGTGGCCGAACGTCGGGAAGCCGTCCGAGTCATGCGTAGGTTGCTGTTCCAAAACATGACCAACAAAGACCCAGATACAGACTCACACTTTTTTACTCATTGGCAGGCCGAAGCTGAAGGGGAGGATGACTAACTATGACTATGACCAGCCTACTAGGTAATATCTGCTGGCCCGCACATCCGACAAACGCTTCTGCTCCAGCGATGATGGACAATAACCTCATTGATGCTGATGAAGAATACTATGGATGTGGCTTTCAAATCAGCCCGCAAGATGATGGAAAATCATTAGACAAGGTGAGTTGGGGAACCGTCACGGTCACAACGGGCGGAGACCTGGAAGTACGTTTAGAATCAATGAACGCAGCAGGCGACCCCAGCAATTCATTAGTCGGTGTTAACCGTAGTGCCACGGTTGCGGTAGCTTCGGGCGACGATGATACATGGTTCACAACTACACTCACCACAGCTTATACGGTCACGGCTGGTGAAGTCATCGCAGCAATTATCGAGCGACCGGAATTCAGCACATTCAGCGGAAACCTGAGTAGTTACAGACGTTGTTACAGCGGTTCTAACTTGCCATACGAAGTCTACAACGCAGGTAGTAACGCAAAACATGAAATGATTGAATCGCTGAGTCCGCAGCCTCCCTGTATGGCTATACATTTCAGCGATGGAACTTTTGCAAACATTCCGCCGTTCTTTCCGTTTACTGCTTTTGGTCTAGATACATGGACAAGCACCGGTGTCGAGCGGGGCATGGTGTTTCAAGTTCCCGTGAAAATGACAATCGCGGGGATGTGGTTCAACGGCGGTGGTAGTGGAACCGGGGCTGACTACCGAGTGACACTATACAACTCCAGCGGAGTACCTAATCACACTGGAGCAAACCGACTCGCCAACATAGCGATGGATGACGAGGATTCGGGTAGCGAAACTATCGACCCGATCTGCATCTACTTTGATACCGAAGTTACGTTAGAAGCAGATACAACATATCGGCTTTGCGTGGATGCAACGTCATCCAACAACTTTGGCATGTACTACTTTGATGTGGACTCAGCAACAATGATGGGAGCAATGCCCGGTGGAGCTACTTGGCAATATACTCTAGATGATGGTGCTGGTGGTTGGACAGATACAACAACCCGTAGACCACACATGGGACTAATTATTAGTCAGTTAGATGACGGAGCAGGTGGTGGCGGCGGTGGCGGGGCATTACTTAGACATCCCGGTATGGCTGGAGGTTTAGTAGGTTGAAAGTATTACGAACAAAAGGCGTTACCGATCAAACTCTATTAGTGTTTGTGCAAGACTCCTCCAGCACTACGGGCGACGGGTTAACCGGCATTACTGCCAGTATGCTTACTGCATACTATGCCCGCGTGGAAGATGACAATGACGTAGTCATAGCAGAGATTTCTTTAATCGATGCGGTGGGAACAGGGACCGCACATGCTGACGGAGTGTGGGAAGAGATCAGCCCTAACATGCCCGGTTGGTATCGACTTGATCCGCCTGATGCTTGCTTTGCTACGGGTGCTAGTGAATGTGGTATTAGCCTAATCGATTCAGCATCAAACAACGTAGCTTCCGTAGCTATAGAAATCCAACTAATAAACGTAGACCTAACTGATTCTGTTCGTATGGGTATTACAGCCCTACCTAATGCAGCAGCAGACGCAGCGGGCGGATTACCTATTAGTGATGCCGGTGGGTTGGACTTGGATGCAATCAAAACCAAGACGGATCAACTTGTATTCACCCAAACAAACCAAGTGGATGCAAACATTATATCAATCAGTAATGATCCAGATGCAGCAGACAACCTGGAAGCTGATTATGATGGTTCGGGCTACGCAAAATCCTCTAGTACAATCGGCACTGTAACAAACCTGACCGGCCACACTAAGCAAACTGGAGATAACTTCGCACGTATAGGAGTAGCGGGTGCGGGACTAACCGATCTTGGCGGTATGTCTACAGCTATGAAAGCTGAAGTAAATACAGAAGTAGATACCGGACTATCCGATATCCACTTAGACCATTTGCTAGCGGTAGACTACGATCCAGCAAGCAAGCCCGGTACGGCTACAGCCCTACTAAATGAAATTGTTGAAAACGATAGCGGTGTCTCCCGGTTTACGGTTAACGCTTTAGAAAATGCTCCGAGTGGTTCGGGTGCTAGTGCTGCTGCTATTGCAGACGCAGTATGGGACGAAGCTCAAGCAGACCATGTTGCTGCTGGTAGCTTTGGTGAAGTGGCTACAGAAGTTGCCTCCATACTGGTAGACACTGGTACTACAATTCCGGGAACCATTACCACAGCCCAAGCCGATTTAGATATTATTACTGGAGCAGACGGTGTTAATCTATTGTCCGCTACCCAAGCCAGTATTGATGCTATTGAAGTGGACACCAGTACCACACTAGATACTAAGATTAACGACATAGATACGGTGGTGGATGCGATACTGGTTGATACTGGTACTACCTTGCCAGCAACCCTAACAGATATAGCTGGAGCAACTTTTGTCACAGGGACCGATAGCTTAGAAGCTATTAGAAACCGTGGTGATGCAGCATGGACGACCGGTGCGGGTGGTAGTGCTCCGACTGTCGAAGACATCCGAGCAGAAATGGATAGTAATAGTACGCAACTAGCAGCTATCGTCGAAGACACTGGTACAACGCTTCCATCTACCCTTGCAGTAATTGCGGGCTACTTAGATACAGAAGTCGCTGCAATTCTAGTTGATACCGGTACGACAATCCCCGCACTAATAGCTACAGCCCAAGCAGACCTAGATATTATCACGGGTGCGGATGGCGTAAATCTGCTTAGTGCAACACAAGCTAGCATTGACGCAATCGAAGTTGATACAGGTACTACGTTAGACACTAAGATCAATACGATAGACACCAACGTGGATTCGATCTTAGTGGACACCGATACCACAATCCCAGGTTTGATTGCTGCACTAAATGACCCAACCGCAGCAGCTATCGCAACGGCGGTGCTTACAACGCAGATGACCGAGAGCTATGCCGCCGATGGAACTGCCCCCACACTAGCACAAAGCATGTTTATGATTTGGGCTGGACTAAGTGAGTTTGCTATCAGTGGAACGACCATTACAGCTAAGAAACTGGACGGCAGTACAACGGCTATGACGTTTACGCTGGACGATGCTAGCGACCCGACCAGCCGCACGAGGGCCACATAATGGCAATCAAAAATATTATTGCTGGTGGGATAGGTTTTTCACCGGGTTCTGCCAAGTGGATACCTACTTTAGGGTTCTCTAGTTCGGAAGTATTGTCTTACAACAGTGTTTGTTTTACATCAGAAACCTTTGCAACGGGGCAATTCTCTATAGAATCGTTAGCATCAGGTGTATTTTCCCCAGAAACTTTTACGGTTGCTGCTTTCAGTTCTGAAACGATTACGGAGTGTTCTTAAATGTCTGTTCCTAATGTTTTAGACATAGACGAATCAACATCAGCCGTTTACACGGCTACGCTACAGGATGAAACCGGTACGGTAATTCCTTCAGCAGCCATTGATTCCATCACTATGACGTTAACCGAAATGTCTGGTGGAGAAGTTGTTAACAGTCGAAATGCTCAAGACGTACTTAATGCCAACAATTGCACAATGCACGCGACTAGCGGGCTATTCACTTGGAATGTGCAACCGGCAGACGTAGCAATTACATTAAGCACTATTGCTGTGGACGCTAAAGAAAGACACAAAGCACTGATAACGGTGGTGTGGAATACCACTAAGAAAATGCACCGGGTTATCAAGTTTAGAATTCATAACCTAGCATAAGGAATTAAGTCATGGCACGTAGAACAGATGGTAAAGGGAAGTACGTTAGACGGGCTGACAAACTTAATACCACACTAGAAAACAAAATCAGAAAATCTAAGAAAGAAGATGATGGATCGGTGGTAGTTGGTTACTTTGGTGTCTCTTACGCGATACGTGTACATGAGGATTTATCTACCCCGCACAAAATAGGAATGGCTAAGTTTTTAGAATTACCTTGGAGACAAAATTCTAAAGATTACACCAAGTTAATCCAAAGGTTAACCGCCAAAGGTGTCGGCATGATTCAAGCTATGTTAATGGCAGGAATGCGATTGCAGAGAGACAGCATGGAACTCGTTCCTATCGATACCGGTAACCTAATCGGTTCAGCACAAACTAAGGTAGAAAAATAATGAGTGGAAGCCTTGCTGATAGTGCTGCCAGTATTTTACGCCAGTACCTAGTAAATGAGTCTTTAGCTACTTTGCCTAGTGATGGCGGTAGCTGGCCCGCTAGTGATGAACTACTAATGAACAACCCCGACAATGTAATTTCCGTTATCGATACGGCGGGAATTACTAGGGGTAGAATTCAATACGATGGCGAACAGGTTACTTACCCCGGTGTTCAAGTCAGAATCCGAGGGGCAACCAAAGCCATAGCCTGGACCAAAACTAACACAATCAAAGAATCATTTGACAAGGACAGTTATCAATACGTTGTGACTATTGGAGGGAATGAATATGAGATCCATACGATCAAGCGAATAGGTACGCCAATTTCATTAGGCACTGAAACTCCAACGTCAAAACGGTTTTCCTATACAATCAATGTTTTGCTAACAGTTAAACAAACTTCCTAGAAAGGGAATATAATGACTGCTCCATCTACTACCGCTAGGTTGACTCCCGCCGGTATTAAGATCAGTGACGGGTTTTCTACAAAAATTGCATTTGACCGAGATCCTAACGTAAGCTTTTGGGAAAAGGAAGTTACACCTCCCGGTTTCGACGGTGGTGATGCCATCGACGATACCACGATGCACAACACAACCTATAGAACTTTTGCTAGCCGTAGTCTAACTACGCTAACAGAGAGTTCCATTACAGTTATGTACGATCCCGACGTATATAACAACATTCTTGACAACCTGTTGAACCAAGAAGGATCAGTTACAGTGACGTTTCCTGATGGTTCAACTATGGACTTTTATGGCTACCTACGCACGTTTGTTCCTGGTCCTCTAGTAGAAGGCGAACCGCCGGAAGCAGAGATTACCATTCAACCTACTAACCGTGAAAACGGTACGAGTACGGAAGAATCTATGGTTTTGACCAGTGTATCTGGCACGTAATCAGCCTATGGTGGGGGGCACGGACGCCCCTTACCACTATCTTACCCATCTTAACAGGGTATTCAGAGCCACAAAACAGCCCTTCTAACGCATTTCAGCAGCAGGGGGGTAATATCACGCACCCCAACCCCTCAAAAGGGCTACACGGGGCCATTTTGTCGATTTCAGCGGTGTTTACGCTGCCCACCACTGCCCACAAACAGCCTACAGCTTGAAATTAGGTGTAATTATGACTGGTGAAGCAACTATTCGAGCATCCTTAGCCATCCGTGGGGGTGATGCTGATCCGTTGAACTACAGCGGCAAGCCCGAACAGTTTACGGGTGATGTGAGTGTCGGGGTTGGTCCAACTCCCGGTGTAATCACTGCTACGGTTGCGGGGGTAAGTGCGGACTTCAGTGCATTAACTACTCCCGGCTATTGTCGGTTAATGAATTTAGACAGCACTAACTTTGTTAGTTATGGAATATGGGACGGTTCTACGTTCTACCCGCTAGGTGAGATACTAGCCGGGGAAACTTATGTGTTGCGGTTATCGCGGGATTTAGCTGAGGAATTCGGTACAGGTACGGGGACTACCGGTACTGCCGTTAATTCTTTGATGTTCAAAGCAGATACCGCAAGCGTTTCTGTACTAGTCGAAGCTTTCGACGCTTAATTTTTATTACTGAGGAGGAAACTGATGAACCCTACAGATTTTGAAACGACTGGTGGAGAGAACTACCAAACTACTAACGCTGAAAAAGGTATTCCAACTGAGTTTGATTATACCGATGCTCAAGTTATTCAAATCCCCGTCAAATTTTCTGGGGCTGAATACTTACTAGTGGAAGCAAACGGGGCTGATGCTGCTGAATTTCGTAACCACGTAACTAAGAACCAACTCCGAGATGATGAAGGTAACGTAACGGGGATGCGTAACAGTGGAGACCTACAACTGAAGTTGTTAGGTTTGTGTCTGTTTACAGTCGGTGAGGACGGCAAGCCCGGTAAGCGGGTAGAAATGGTTACCATTCGTAAGTGGCCCGAACGCATTGTTAAAGAGCTATTCAAAACTGCTATGAAAATTAGCGAACTGATAGACGATGATGATGAGGACGAGCAAGCAAAAAACGAATAGAGCGGTATTCCGATTGGCTTAGAATAGCCCACCATCAAGGTAAAGGATTGCTTGAATGTATGCAGTCTATGACCCATCGAGAATATCGCACATGGCAAGCTTGGCTATCTGAAGAATGGAATAAGCCATCTCGCATGGAGTATTACTTAATGCAGATAGCTAGGTTTGTCCATCAGTCTAAAAAAGATTTAGGTTTAGACGGGTACAAGATTCCATTTGATAGCGTTAGAGAAGAACCAAAGCCCGATAAAAAAGCACAACCTGTTTCTTCCCAGAATATACTCACTCGGATGAGTAAAGCGGTCTGGAATATGCGAATAGGTAAAGGAGATACTGATGGCGACTGAGATTGATAGCCTACTAGTACGAATGATCGGTGACGGTTCTAGTTATCAACAAATGCTTAAAGTGGGTGTGCGTAGCACTAAGGATGCAGCCGCTAAAATCGGTACTTCTATGGATCGGTTAGGGCGTAAGGTTCGTATTACGTTTAAGAAGCTAGCCCGTCAATTAGACGAACTTGGTCCTAAGCTTAAAAAAGTGGGCAATCAAGTCGGTTCCCTAGGTAGGCGTATGGCTGTTGGTCTAACGTTGCCGGTTGTCGCTATGGGTACAGCTTCCGTTGTAGCTTTCACTAATTTTGATAAAGCTATGACAACCAGCACATCTATCATGGATGTTACGGAACAGCAGATAGCCGCTATGAGGGATACAGCACTTAGCTTGTCTTCTAGCGGTGCTGCTGTTCAATCTGCTACAGAACTTGCGGAATCATACTTCTTCCTAGCTAGTGCTGGTAAGTCTGCTGCCCAATCCATGATGCTGTTACCGCAAGTTGCCAGTTTCGCAACTGCTGGTAACTTTGATATGGCTTTAGCTACGGACCTATTGACGGATGCTCAAAGTGCTTTAGGTTTAACTAGTAAGAACCTAGTCCAAGACACTAAGAATTTAACGCGGGTTAGTGACGTACTAGTCAAAGCCAACACATTAGCTAACGGTAGTGTCCAACAGTTTGCAGAATCCTTAACTAATACTGCTGCTGCTAGTTTACGAGCATTCAGTAAAGACATAGAAGAAGGAACAGCCGTTCTAGCAGCCTATGCAGATCAAGGCGTTAAAGGTGCTGTTGCTGGTACTAGTCTAAGCCGAGTAATGCTGCTACTATCCAAATCAGCCCGTGATTCTGCTGAAGCACATGCGGAACTAGGTTTCTCGGTGTTTGATAATAATGGAAAAATGCGTAACTTCGCAGACATTATTAGAAACCTGGAAGACGTTACTGCAGGAATGAGTGACGAAGTTAAATCGGCAACTCTAGAACAACTCGGTTTCCAAGCACGGGTGCAACAAGCCATTCTTCCATTGCTTGGAATGAGTGATGCTGTTCGTAAATACGAAGAAGAATTACGCAAAGCTAAGGGAACCACCGAAACTGTAGCAGAGCGGCAAATGAAATCCTTTGCTAATAGGATGACCGCAGTTAAGAACAAAGTTACTAATGCGGGTATAGCTATTGGTCAAAGCTTGGTTCCCCACTTAGAAAAACTAATGAAGGTTGTGGAGTCTGGCGTAGAATGGTGGGGTAACCTGAATGAGTCTATGCAAGGAACCCTTATAAAAGCAGCAGCAGTTGTTGCGATATTGGGACCGCTGTTGATGGTTGTGGGTTCACTAGCTTCCGCAGCCGGTACTATGGCAATCGCATTCACTGGCTTAGGAGTCACGTTAACGGGTGTAGCTACAGCAGCTAAGGTTGCTACGGCGGCATTATTTTCATTAACGGCATTTACCGGGTTGTCCATCATTGTTGCCGCTGCTGCTATCAGTGTGGCGGTTTATAAAGCTTCTGATGCTGTGCGTGATTACAACGAAGCAGTGAAAGAGGGAGCAGGACTTCAAGACCAAATAACTACCAATTTTGAAAATCAAACCGCCAACATAATTACACAAGTTACTGAGGGAGGTAGTCAAGAGGACGCTATAGCCCAAGCTACGAAAGAGATAGAGGGCTATGAGCAAGGATTGTTAGACTCTAGAAACGCAGTTAAAGAAATTGACGGATGGTGGAAACGTGCAACCGGTAACAAAGTATTAGAAGAAGCTAATAGCCAGATAGCTGAACAAGAGAAGTTATTGAAACTTGCTAAAGACCGACTAAAACAAATCTCTGAAATAGATACTGGAACCGGTACTGGTAAAGCAATGTCCGGCGGTACTACAGGCGGTGGACTAGTTGATGAAACTGGTGAAAGTTCTGAAGCTAAGAAAGCTAGGGAAGCAGTAGAAAACACTATTGATTCCTTAATGAAGCAAGTCGATACTTTAGGAATGTCTAAAGAAGCACT